CCCCTCCATTTTTCTTATTAAAGGATGCCCCATTACCATGAAAGATAAACTTATGGCCTGGGTCGAAGTATCCACGGCAACACTTGTGATAGTGGTTTTAATTGCTATCGCAGGTTTGTCTGGCTACCTCGTAGCGACAATTGTTCGGCTTGGCTTCGGCCTCGTCAATGTCACGCTCCTTAAATAGTACTAGATGCGGGGTTCTTTTGTGGTGGAATAAACCACCACCAGGCCCTGGATTTTCATCCATGTAACCTGGAAGGACTGATATGAAGAGCAATGGCCTCGCCCTTGACGGGAAGGTTTTCGTCACGTGGCAAGATGGATCCATCGGCATTGGTCAAGGTCTGGATTTTGTGGGTTGGTTCGTTCCAACCCCTGATCCCTGCGGAAACCATGGCGATTACGATCTGCCTACAGGCTATAAGTATACCTATTCCCGGTTGCAGTACCCTCGTGGAGAAATCCACAGGGCTGCGCCGGGTCCGGTATCTTATAGCGGTTGTGTGAACGGTTACGACTTCATGTATCACGTTGAGACCCTGTCACCAGTTATTGGTGACGTGGAATCGCGTGCATATGCGAAGTTTATTGATGACTTGAGAAAGTCTGATATCTCCGTAAATACAACTGTCGGAGAAGGTCGCGAGACCCTCCAGCTCATTAAACAAGTCGGTGTTTCAGCACTCAAAGCCATGAAGGTCCTTCGCAGGAACCCTTCACAGCTGTCGAGAAACCTTCGTGGTAAATTACGTGAGGTTGCCCGGAATCCGCTTCAATCTGCGGGTTCTGCCGTGCTGGCTTGGAATTTGGCCTTAAAGCCATTAGCAAGCGACGTTGAGGCTCTTCGGAATCACCTCGTCGGCACTGAAGTCGGGATCACCATACAAGCAAAGGGATCTGCTAAGGTCGTAACTGACCTGACTGATTCTAGAAGCGATGTAACTAACGCACCATGGATCAACCGTACTGAAACCCTTACGGGTTATCGACGTGTATCTTATGGTGCTACGGTGAAAGTGGTCGACCTGCATCAGTTCGAAAACTGGCGGGCCGGACTTACCGTCCGACCCTCGCTCGGCTGGGAACTTGTCCCCCTGTCGTTCCTTGTGGATTACTTCTTCCACATCGGGCGATTTCTGGAGGCTTTTGAGGCTTCAATCCTTAACAACGGATTTGCCTTCCAGCACGGCTATAAAACCGTTACCTATCGATACGATAGCGAAACTAGCTTCAAGGGCGCTCGCGCACCTGTTGTTGGCCAATCGTACAGTGTCGATGTTCTAGGTAATCGGTTATACGGCTTTAAAGAGCGAATCGTTTTACTGGCGTTACCTATGCCAGCGATGCCCACCTTCAAGTTGCCGCAAACAGCAACTCAGTTGCTTAATGTAGCAGCTCTCCTTTCTAATCTCTTAACGAGGAAATAAACCATGATTACTAACATGGCATCTATTCAGGCGAGCGACGCAGAGGCCACTCCGGTCCTGCACACCTATACTCCTGCTTCACGTGTTGCGGAAAATGTTGCACGATGGGTCGATAGAGAGCACAACAATGGTATTGCCATTGGGTTCTCCGAATTTACCTTCTCCGTGCGCGATCCGTTGAAAAACGAGAAGACCCCGGTGTTTCGCGAGAAAGTGACTTTTGTCGACCCGATCGTAGATATTACCATACCTACGGCTCCGGTGTTGATTGCGTCACCTCGTGCGACTCTTGAGTTCTTGTTTCCCGCGATCATGTCTGAACAGCAACGTAAGAACTTCGTTGCAAAGTTTCAAAGCATGATGGTGCTTGGCGCGGCTACACGACTTGGTGACAATATCGTTGCCATGTCGCTGCCCTACTAACTGCACCGGGCCATCTTCCGATGGCCCACAACGCGGAGATACTGCTATGAGTTTGCACTCAATGACAGAAGGTTATCACCTTCTTGCTGCAGCGTTTAACACGAAGCGTAGTTGCCTCCTCTCTGAGCTAGTTAAATCTGGCCATTGGGTTGAGTTTCTCAACTCACCGATACAGTTTGGCGACTACTCTGCTGACGACGTAGACCTCTTCCGTAACGACTATTTGTTAACGGAATACTGGTCTAAGGCGAAGTTTCTGCCTACGGGTATTGATACCACCCGTGTCGCAATCGATGGCTTCATCGCCAACGAAAGGTTGTGTGCCAAAGCGAATCGAAGACTTAAGTCCTACCCTTCGAACGCAAGTTCGAGACTGCAATCCATCATTTCGATGGCCCAGTCATTAATACAGGGTTGTATTGGACACAGTCCGAAAGCCGCCAAGATATCACACTCAGCACGATGGGGGAAAGGTTCGACATTCTCGATAAAAGGTGAGGATGTACGAGTCGATTCTAAGATCCTAGAAACACGGATCTCAGTCACACTTCAGGCTTTACCATGGCTAAAATTCGCCATGGGCGAAGATCTCGCGCTTTTGAAAGCACGCGGGATTGACGCCGACGGACCTACTTCTCTTCTTGACTCCGAATTCGAAATCGTTCGGGGTAGTAGAGGTTTGACCGTTGATAAAAATGCGCGTACGGACCGTTTCATTGCATCTGAACCCAGCGGGAATATCTTCCTTCAACTGGGCATGGGATCACTGTTACGGACCTGCCTGAAACGCGTTGGTGTCGACCTTGACGATCAAACCAGGAATCAAAACCTGGCTCGTCTTGCCTTATCCCTCGGTTTAGCAACCGTCGATCTTAAGGCTGCATCCGACACTATTGTTAGGGAATTAGTATGGCTACTAATCCCGTACCGTTGGACGTGTGCTCTGGATGATCTCCGAAGCCACGAGATTTTAGTGGATGGGATCTGGTACTCGTTGAGCAAGTTCTCCTCAATGGGTAATGGATTTACATTCGAACTAGAGTCCCTTATATTTTGGGCGCTGTCAAAAGCAACAGCTCAGTATACAGGTCACGGTGCAGCACCAGTATCTGTCTATGGTGACGATATAATCCTACCTAGTGCAAGCTATGAAGCGCTCAAGGAAGTTCTGGACTACGTTGGCTTCGAGATTAACCTCAAGAAGTCACACGCAGACGGTTATTTCCGCGAAAGCTGTGGCAAGCATTATTTTAACGGTAAGGATGTAACGCCGATTTACCAGAAAACGGATCCTTTCGAGTCCGAAATGGAAGTGTATAGATGCCATAATAGGCTGATGTACCACGCCATCGATCGCATTGGATTTAGAGCTGAACCCGTTGTTTGGGCTGACTCGAAGTTCCGTGAAATCGTGAAACTATGGCGTAATATGCCCGTGGTGAAGAATTGCCTCGTGCCTATTGTTTCGGACGAGCGTTGCAGGACTCTGGATGTCGGTTTTGCTGTAGATGCACGCAGCTTACCGATTGAACCGTCCAGCTCTTCCCGTAACGTGGTCATAAAGCGCGTTCTTAGATTCAAACCTAGGAAAGTGCCATACGACCATGGTGCTATGTACGCGGCTGCACTGCGCTTCCGTGATGGAAGTGGCTCGAGGATTGATGCTATTGGAAAACTTCCCAAGAACCTTCTGTCCTCGCCGTGGTGGCGTAAAATAAAGCTTGCCTTAGAGTTACCGTTACCTTTCACCGGTGATGGAACGCTCCGAGAGCAGGGGTCGTGGGTCTTAAGAAGGACTCATTTCCCCGAAGCGTGTG